CCAGTAGCCATCTGCCCAGTTGTTCGGGGTCGGGATAACCGGAATGCCGAGATACTTGCATCCGATCCGGAAGCCGTCCACGCACTGGACACCATAAGCGCCATCATCATCGATTGCCTTGCCGGTGTATTCCTGAACAAATGCCTGAGGAGTTTTATCTGTCATTATTCCGCACCCCTTCCCACTAAAAAACGCGCCTGTGTTTGCGCGTTATGTTTTTATACTTCAGACCACCCAAACACGCCGGGCTCCCAAACATTGCCGTCAACATCTGAAACCCAATGCTTTTCGTTGTGGCTACACTTAGAACCTTTGGAATAGGAATCTGTTGCGCCGACAGGCTGTCGCCATTCGGGGTATTCAATGCTCGGGTCATCAACCCTTACCCACAAAGACACCGCCACATCCGGTGTCCAATCAGACTGAGCCGTGTGTGACTGAATGCACTTGTACAGAATATCTTCATACCGCACTCTGTCTCCGACTGCGTATTCTTTGATGCTCCACTTCGGAAACAGTTCGGGAACATCAAGTGCGTCTGTATCTGTCAGTTCTGCGGACATGCTTTCAATCTTCTTGCGAAGTGCTTTCGCCTTTTCGATAGTTATCATGCGTTTACTTTTCTCCTGTTAGAATCTCAACGATTTCTTCTGCGGTCGCTTCATCACCCTCAACCGGAATATCGGTTTCCGTATAAGTCCGTCCGAGTTCCGCAGGGTCAAGTGCTTCACTGTAATCTGCTTCCGGTGAACCGCCGTGAATCATCATTCCCTTGTCGCTGAATGTGCGGATGAACTGCTTACCGCCGATTGTTACGTTCTCTGTTTTAATCATCGTATTCACTCCCCTCTATCGCCACGAACTGAACCCCTGCGTTGTACAGTGTCGACCAGTTTGTGGCGGTCTGATATGTGGAAATCAATGCTTGCGGAACGTATATTTTTGATTCCGTTGGATTGTCATAGATACCGCCCCAAGCAGTAGAGCCTGCTCCGTTAGTCAAGATAGCCATGTTCGGAGATTTCAAAACCAAGTTACGCAATGCACTTGATCCGTAACACATCCAGTTTGCTCGTATATCAAGTTGTTTAGTAGCATGTTGATAGTCAAAAATGACCGTCTGCAATTTCGTGTTATTTGCGAAAGCATAGTTTGCGCCAAACGAAACATTTCCCGACTGTCGATTTGAAAAATGAATGGTAGCGGTCAACAGATTTGTGCAATAGCGGAATGCAGAACCGCAATAAGTTTGCAATAAATCCGTGCAAGTGATTTCAATCGATGTCAGATTCGAGCAGTATTGAAATGCACGCTCCGCAATTGTTCGCACTGTTGGATTGCCTACTGTTGTAAGTTCTCTGCAAGTCTCAAACGCGCATTGTCTGATGCTCGTCAATTTTGACCAATCAATATCCGCATCGGTTATCGTGCCTGCGGCGAGTTTATACATCTCATCCCCGCCACCACTAGCAGTCCCCGTTGTTCGTGTTCCCGTATTTGAATAGAACACCTTGCCCTGTGCTACATCTGAAGCGGTTGCGGTTGTGTCTGACACATCAAGCGATGCATCCGTCAGCGTGAAATCACCTTCCACCCATGTTCCCGCCGTCTGCAAAGTCTTCGTCTGATTCTCGACTGTGGTCAGCGTCTGACCTTTGTATGTGACTGTGGTACTCATGCTGTAACGCTCCCATCATATACAGGTAGAGTAATGCTTGTTGCTGTTCCGGATGACGGTGTCAAGGTAATTACATTGCCGCTCATAGAAAGCGAATAGGTTGTGTTCGGTGTCGTCACCGCTCCGGTCTGACCGTTGACAGACTGCACAGGCGCACCGCTTGTCGTAATGTATCCGGCATCGTTTGTGAATGCCGATACATTCGTAGGTACGGTCGGAATCGTAGGTTTGTTCGTAAGGTCTGCATAAGAACCGCTTGTCGCTACTGTCGCAAGGTCGGCTGTGTTCGCTTTGCCACTCAGTGCCGTGTTCAGTTCCGTTTCCGTGATATATTCGCTCGGTACAGATGTGATATACCCGCTGTCGTTTGTCAGATCGGATGTCTTGGTCGGAATAGTTGTGGAGTCAGGAAGCGCACCCACATCACTCGCACTCAGGCTGACCGCTCCCGTCTTGCTGTTCACGCTGGTGACAGGTGCAGACTGTAATGCGGTATCCGCTTTGCCGAGAGAGGTCTGAACTGAAGAAGCCAGGTCGGCTTTCGGGATGCCTGTGCTCGGCTTTGTGTATGCTCCAAGATCAGAAGCCGTCAGTGAGACTGCTCCGGTCTTCGTATTGACCGATGTCACAGGAGCCGTCTGAAGAGCCGTGTCTGCCTTGCCAAGCGAAGTCTGCACGGCAGATGCAAGGTCAGTCTTTGGAATGCCGGAAGACGGTTTTACGTATGCTCCGAGGTCGGATGCGGTAGTTGTATCCGGCAACGCTCCTACATCGTCTGCATCCAGCACAACCACGCCTGTCTTTCCATTTACTGAATCGACCGCTCCGCCTCCGGATCCGCCAGCTGCCGAGATTACGTTGTTTGCATCGATGGTAATGTTTGCACCGGCTGTCAGTTTTCCCTGCTTGTCATTGAGTGCTGCCTGCAGGTCTGTCTGATCGACAATGTTTCCCTGGAGATCGCCCCAGTGAATGTCTGCCGATCCGTCTTTTCCGTTTGTGACAGTGAATGTCGAGGAAGATCCATCCGTGAACCGGATCGTGTACGTGTCGACCGGCCCGGATGATCCTGTCTTCGTGATTGACAGAATGCCGTTTCCGGTTGCGCCAGCAGGTCCGGTCGCGCCCGGCTCGCCTCGCTCACCTGTGTCTCCCTTGACTCCGCGAGGAAGACCCAACGTCAGGACTCCGTCGCTGTATGAAGCTGTGGCATCGGATCCGGTTGGAAGCGTCTCAGCGACCGCTGTCATTCCCGTTACCTTCTCCGTCTCTGTCTTTACAGCCTGGACGAACTGCTCAAATTGCGATGGAGTGATCGGGGCTGTCTCGCTTCCGTCGATCCGCGCTGTCGAATCAATGATGATCGCGGTCACCGGAGCTGTCGTGATCCGTGTGAACTCTTCACCGTCGTCATCATATTTGACGCCGTAAAGATTGACGGACACCTTCCCGTAAACTGCCAGCACCTCGTGCGGGACCACGCAGGAATCGTCTGCATCGAGCAGAGTGATGATCGTTCCCTGCCGTCCGGACCATGCCGCTCTCACGACATCGCAGGACTTCCATTCGTCATCGAGAACAAAGCCCGCCTTGATATAGTCCACCGTGTTGCTGGACCAGCGCAGCGGGCAGGTTTCGCTTATGGTTTTGCCTTTGACTGCAAAAATTATTTTTTTCTCCATGCTCTATCCTCCATCACGAAGTTGTTATTTTCTTCCATGTACCACCGGAATAAGCGATATAGAACACATTGCCGGTTTCTCTGAAAACAATCGGGTAAGTATGGTCACTATGTGTTTTGTTCCATACCGAGTTCGCCTGTGGATATTTGATGGTGCCCGTCACCCTTCCAAGTACAACGTAAGAATCGCTTACTTCAGCAACTAACACCCGGTCTCCAACTCGTGGAATATACGAATCCAGAAATCTGTATTCCTTAGTTGTCGGAGAATCCTCGCCATCGATCGTCAGCCGGAGTCCGGCATTTTCTATTACTGCACTAATCGTACCGAGAAACATTATACGAACACCTTCCTCTCTGCTGTGTGTCTCATTGAGTATTCCGACGTGCTGATCGTCATGTCCCACCCTGTTTCGATGAATAGACCGGCGATGTCTTCCGTGTCGAGCTGAATGGATGTGTTTGGCTCGTGTTCTGCCTCTGCTGGCGTCGTAAATGCCACGGTTTCAGTTGCCTGCATTGCCTCGAATGCCACCCGCTCGACATAGGCCTGGAGCTCTGCTGCGGATGCCGTGCTTCTCAGATCAACGCGTTTCACAACGTGGTATCCTCTGGAGACGGTGCTGATGATAGACATTAGGTCATTGTTCACCTTTTTGTAGACGATCGGGTTGTTGGCGTCCGGCGAAGACCAGACACCGACGACAACGTTCGGGAGGTCATAAATGTCCGTTCCTTCTTCTATTGTTTCAAGCAGGAACCCTCCGCGCTTTCGGTCCGTGTAAGTGAAATCAGGCGCGGTCGGGGTGACGATTGGCTCCAGGTGAATGATTCCGGTCGCGTCTTGCCAGACATGCTGATAATTTATCGCATCCAGCATTTCGTTCACGAATTTCAGGCAGTTCTCTCCGATTGCGACTTCCAGGTCTTCGGACAACGCTGCGCTTGTGTCTATCTTGTAAACGTTGGGGAGCCCATTTGCGGTTAGTATTGTTTCAATGATTGAAATGTATTTCGTTCCGGCTGCGTAATATTTCCGTTCTTCGAACGCTGCCTGTTTCAGAATCATCGTTTCGTCATAACCTTCGATTGAAACGTAATCAAGGAGATCCGACATCGTCCTCGGGTTCGCCATTACCATGAAAACCCCGAGCGGCTTCTCCACTCCGTCCTGAATGAGCACCGGTTGGATCCGGTCTTTGAAGTAATCGAAAGTAAGGGAATCGTTCGCCATCTTCACCTTGTGGATTTGCATCCGGATTCCCTTCATTACCTCCGAATCTTTCGAGTAGTGGATGTTTACGGATTCAGCGAAGATCTCGCCGGCTTTCACGTAGTTCCGCAGCACGTCGATTCTGAAATCAGTAAGCATAATCGATGCCCTCTCCTCCGTCCGTCATCTCTAGGTTCATGACCGTTTCGTTCCCGAACCACGCATCCGATCTCGTTATTCCGACCGGAACGCACCAGATTCCGTTTCCGTAGGTGTCCGCAAAAAATACCGTTTTACCAAGCAACGCCTCCGCATCACCGATGTCGTAGAACGCGACATGGATCCGCTTCGTCCGCATCTTCGCGAAGATGTGTTCAGGCACCGACGCGCCCAAATATTCTGCTGCGTAATATTTCGCGTCAGTTGTTTGCGATGTCACGAACGGGTCGTTCCATCTCTGGTCGATGCTGATTGCATCCCCGTCTTTCATGACGAGCCGGTTCGTCTTCACAATGTATTCAAATTCGAAGTCAATCCTTGCGAACCTGTCCTCCGAGTCGACTGCGATTACTGCGTATTGAATCCGGCCGTTTGCGAAATGGTCCGTAATTCTCCCATTAAATTGCGCGACTGGCGTCCCGTTCCGGAGCAAGTAATATGTGACCGCGCCTAGCATTTCTGCTGTGATAATCACACCCTGATCTCCCGGGTCTGCTGTCGCTCCTGCCTCCAGTCCGTTCAGCTCTGTTACTTGCTGAAACGATGCCGTCGCATATTCCGACGCTTTTCCAAAGCCGTTATAAACCCGGACGCCGATTTCATAGTCGCCGTTTGGCAGGTAGTAGTTCACAAAGTGATTTTTCTGTGTGGAGTAAACGATTCCGGAGTCGTAGACTTCAGCGTTCTCTCTCTGGACTTTAACCTGATAAGCCACCTGATCCGATGCGCTCCAGCTGACTGTGATTCTTCCGTTTCCTGAGATGTTGCCAATGGACGGAGGTGTCGGTGCTGCATTCGATATGAACGCGAGGCTGTTGGACCAATTGCTTGCGATGTCGTCCTGGTTGTAGGATCTCACCCTCCAGAGGACGTTTCCGGCATTGATCTCTGTAACGTGCGTGCTTGTTTCCGCCGTTACGACGTGGCTTTTTTTCTCTGTCCACGTCGCTCCTCCGTCATATGAGATTTGCAGGTCGTATGCATATTGAGTCGCGCCTGTTTCAGTCGAATAATTCCAGTCAAAGTCTGACTCGCCGTAAATAACCGTATTTACCGGAGAGACCGCCGTGGCCGTTCCAATCGTGTCGTGAGTGTTCAGATCTGGAAGTGTCACGGTGCAGCTGGTGTTGTCGTCGCATGTCAGTGCTGCATATGCATCGTAATATTGCGATTTTGTGAGTGTTCCTGCCGGGATTGTGCATGCGTTACCGGTAAATGTGATTGATGAATAGGTGCTTGCTGATTTGAGCTTATAGTACAACGCCCCACCGGCGACAACATACTGTTCATCGATGTTCAGCTTTGTCGTTCCGAATGTGATCTGATTGGCACGTGTTGGGTCAAGGTAACCGCCGAGATAACTGCATGTCCCGGCTGGCGTTGCCTTTGTTTCGGAGTAGACCACGCGAGCAGTGAAGTTTTGAAGGACAGAGTCATAGTCTCCCTCGTTCGGATCGTAGTGTGAAAAAAACGCACTGACATGTCCTCCTGATGAAGGTATAACTTGCGGCGTGATTCCGCCGGTCGCTGTTACTGTTCCTGGCTTGCATTTATGCCACCAGAAACCCTGACCGCTGTCTTCCCATGTCTGCGGCGGATCAATCCAAACCGAATCAACACCTCCTGCCGAAAAAGCGAAAGAGACCGTATTGTCTTTCATGTAGATCGTTTTGTGATAAACGCTGTAATAAATTCCCGTTCTTATATTGTGCTTTTTAGAGGAGTCCGTAATCAGTGAGGTTGTTTTACTTGCCATTTAACCCATCCTCTCTAGCATCTGCGCCTGGTTTGACATGTTCAGCAGATCCTGAAGATCGCTGATCTGTGAGACGTTGACATCGAAGTTATAGTTGTTCGTTGTAACACTGTCCTTTTCCATCTGATCGGCATAGTAATCACGACGTCCCTGTGTGGTCATGGACGCGCCGTTCTTCACGTAATCATCCCATCCGGAACCGTTCCAAACGGATGTTAGGTCTTTTGCATTGTAGTATTGCATCTCGTCGTGAGAAATTCTCTTGTAATTCGCGTTGATGTTGTCCATGCGCTGCTGATTCAACGCTCTGTTCTTCTTGTTTTCGAGCTGGTCGAACAACGCGATCAGTCCGACGACCGCTCCAGCGACGAGCGCGATCGGTCCGAGCATTGCCGAGATGCCCGTCGCGCCTGCTGCGCCTGCTGCCGTTGCCGCTGTACCCGCTCCGGTGAAGGCTGTTCCGAGTGCCGGAAGTCCGGTTCCGAAAAGCCAGCCGACGCCCTGGATGATCTTTCCTCCGACCGTGAGAATCGGCGATGCGACCGCTACGATCCCGAGCCCGGTGACGATCATGTTCTTTGTTCCTTCATCCAGCGAATTGACACCCTGCACCAGTTCGGTGACGTTCTGGATTAGCGGAAGTACCAGCGGAATGACTTCCTCTCCAAGCGTAGCCGCCGCTTCCTTCAGGGATTCCTGTGCCACGCGAACACTGTTCGCCGCACCATCACTTGTGTTCGCAAAGTCTCCGGCCGAATTCTTCGTCGCATCCATTACGTACTGATAACGCAGCATGACCTTTTCGCCCTGATCCATCTCGCTGTACTGCTTGGCGAAGCCGTTAGCGAGCGCATATGCTTCCAGGTTGGCTTCCGTCATGACGATACCGAACCGGCGAAGACTGGCGGCCTGTCCGGTGAAGATCGCCGCGAGGCCATTCTGGGCGACGTCCAGCGATACGTTTTTGAAGGACGCCATGTCTCCGGCTCTGCCGACCAGCTCCTTGCCCATCTCGGCAGCCTGCTCTGTTGTCAGGCCCATGCTGGTAGCCATGTCTCCGAAGAACGAAGACATTTCGAGAGCGGAGCTCTGTGCGATACCGAACGTGGACAGCGTTGTCTTTGACCAGTCCGTCATGTCCTTAGAGAGATCTCCGAAGACCACCTCTGTCTTGTTGAGGTTTTCGTTGAGGTCGCTTGCCGCGTTGAACATTCCGGTCAGCCCGGCTGCTGCGCCAGCGCTCAGCCATTTGATGCTGGATCCAAGGTTCGAGATCTTTCCGCCGATGCCCTCGAGTTTCTTCCCGACGCTTTCTGTCGTGGACCCGAGCTTCTTCATCTCAGATTCATTCTCGCTGAGGCTCTGTCTCATCTCTTCGAGGCGCGCGTTTGCATTATTGACCTTTGCCTGGTAATTGTTTACCTCCGTCGAGCCTTCCCCGTATTCTGCGGTCAGTCGCTTCAGTTCTTCCTGGGCAAGCTTGACGACGTTCTTCTGCGCATCGATTTCCTGCTTCAGGAGTGAGGATCTCTCTTGCAGGTTGCTCATTTTGTTTCCTGCGTTCTCGAATGCCGCGCTGTTAAGCTTGACGGCTGAGTCGAGCGCTTTGACTGAGCTTGTTGCGTTCTTGAAGGCCTGTGCGAACGACTGTTCGCCTTCAACCTTCATCACCGCTCTGACATCAGATGCCATGTGCCCTTACTCCCTTCTTAATATGGGATGATGTCGTCGATCGACACCATGCCCTTATCGGCTCGTGCGAGCCGTTTCTCGCGTTGTTTTAGTTTTGTGGTAAAACTCCCCGGCTGGATCGGATCCATGCCGAGAAACTTGAAATTAAGCACATATTCAGCCAAATGCCAGATGTAGCCGGTGGACCACTCGAGAACGCGGTCCTCCGGCTGATCCAGCAGTATGGTTCCAATTAAAAGCCAGCACTCGGTCTCCCACCAGGCTGGCTTTACGCGTTTTTTCCGTCGCTGCTCGACGGGTTAAGCATCGAGAAGATGAACTTCGTGAGCTCCTGAACGTCTTCGGGCGTGAGATAATCTCGCAGCGTTTCCGGATCTGTCACGTCCGGATCAGGTTCTTCATCCGGATGCTTCCGGAAGTAGTCCCGGATCATGAGCGCGAGGATCTCCGGTACTGTCTCAATGTTGAGACGAAGCTCCTCGAGCGGGCCGAGCTTCTCGGCCATGAGCTGCAGCGTCTTGAGCGAGATCGTCAGCTTGTATTCCTTGCCGAAGATCACGATCGGCTGCCCTTTGTCTTTCAGAATCTCCATATTGTTCTCTCCTCTTCTCTCTTTTTGTTACGCTGTCAAATTTCTCCGAGATAGTGATCCAGCACGGCTTCGGCCTCAGCCTCCGTCTCGACTGTGACATCATATTTCCAGATGTCGTCGTCACGCGTGAGGATCGTTCCGGTCGTTGTCCGGCCGTTCATGGTGATGTTGTTGTCAGCGGTCTGCGCATTGTCCTGAGGCTCTGCGAACTGAACCTTCGTCAGCACGATGACGCGGAACATGTCGACGTCATCGCGTGTAACGGTCTGATAAAAGCCGATGCCGACGCTGATCGGACGGTCCGCGCCTTTGGAAACGTTGACCGTGAGACTCTTCGCTCCGGTGCCTTCACCGACGCTGAGGGTTTCGGTCGTGTGCCCGTAGAGCTTCGCCTGGACGGTGTCGATCAGATCGTCGACACTCAGTTCAAGGGAGCCGCTGTCGAACTTTTCCTTGTGCTCTTTGCGTCTGTTGTTTGCGTAAAGCGAGCCCTCGGCCATGGTGATGCTGAGATTCGCGGTGATTGCATCGCCGATGTGGAACGGATCCTGATATGTTCCACCGCTGACGAGCTGTGCGCCACGGACCCCGATAAGTCCTGTGATTGCCATTTACTTGCTCCTTGTTATTTGATGTACTTCTTCATCTCCCGCTCCGCCGTCTCAGTCATGAGGCGCTCTGCCTCCGCTCTGGTCCGGTTCACCGTGTTGTTGAAGAACCGGTTCGCGGATCTGAATGACGTCCCCTTGTTGATCGCGCGTGCCAGGAGAATCGTGGGAATCCCGTCCGGATAATTCTCTGTCCGGTGGTCTGTCCTGCCTTTGAAAGTGATTGCTGTCTGCGTGTAGTCACGGGCTTTGTCCTGAACGAATTTCTCGATGACGAGGCCGTTCTGCAGGGCTTCCTTTTCATATGGCAGGAGCGCTTTCCCCTTGTGCTTTCTGTCCGGTTGCGTCTGCTGGCTGTCGACTGCGTTCCGGACCTTGTCCGCCATCATGCCGGCGCCTGAATAAAGCGCGGCACTTGCGATGGATCCGGAATGATCGGCGAGCGTCTCGAGCTGTTTTGCCAGCTCGTCAAACCCCACTGCCGTTACCTTCGCCATAAACGTATACCGTCCAGCTGTAGTGAATGACTGCTGTCTCTTCTTCGTACTGGATGTCCGTCAGTTCAAACTGAATCCGGCCGGCGCTATTGAGCGCGTCCTGGATCCGGTCGATCTCCGGATCGAACTCCGTCTGCGTGAAGTAGTCCAGCATTATCGCGACAGGCTGGTATTTCTTCCGGTTGTTCGCCGGAAGCGATCCCTCTTCCGAGTATTCTGTCCAGATAGCATAAGGGAACCGCTCGCGCTCGGGCTTTACATAATGCCAGGCGCGGTTGGTTGTGCTGCTTAGTACCTCCGCGAAGTAGCGGAGTTTTTCGTTAAGATTGAGCGACATCGAAGAAGTCCTCCAATCTTGCGAGCGTGAGCTCTGTGTACCGGAGCCGGCTGTCCGGATCGTATGCATGCGTAACGTTGTCGATCCGGAACTGATCTCCGTTGCCGAGCTCTGCGACCATGCCGATCCGGGCTCCTGGGTTGTAATGGATCCGAATCAGCATGTCGATCTGCTCGTTTACACCCTTGGCGGCGTACTGCCTGCGAAACGAGACCGTCCGCTCCTCGAAGAAATGCTTTGAGATGCGCGTGATCCTTTCGACAGGCTTCAGGCCGTTGTCGGATGTGTTTGTGATCGAGCAGAGCCAGACGATCCCGTCATCGTAGTTCCCCAGCATCAGAATCTCTCCTGGCCGGTGATCTTCGATGTATTGGATCCAGTGATGTTCTGCTCGAAGAGTCTGTTATTCAGCGCCCAGCGAAGCATCCGGGGCATTGCCCCGTAATCGTTGCCCGCCTTGCGCCTGCCGTAGAGCCATGAGGCATACATCACGAGGATCTGAGCATCGCCCAGAGAATCTGTCTCAAGGTCGATGCCCTCTCTCGTGATAAACTCGCGAGCTGCATTCAGATACTGAAGCAGCTCTGACTCTTTCGCGGCTTTTGCCTCCGCATCCATGTAGTCTGTAATGACTTCCAGATTGAGCTTCAGCATCGTCAGCAGTTCTGCGTTGTCCATGCGTTTGCCTCGTTAAATTAGTTTGCCGCGTCAGCTGCGAAGGACATTGTTGCGTTCGGGGTTGTTCCGTTGAGACCGATCGCGACGAAACCTTCAGCGATGACCGGCTGGCCATCATAACGGGCAGTGCCCTTCATGACTGTCTGATCCTGCAGGAAACGTACATGCTCGGAGGTTGCGAACTTCGCGCCTGCGCGCTCTGCGAGTGTGTACAGATCGAAGTAACCGCCGATGATGACATTGTCCGGAATGAAGTTCAGGACTTCGATGATGCCGCCGACAACCGGCATGCGGTCAACGACACCGGAAACGAGTGTACCAGCTGCTGTTACAGCAACGCTGTTAGCCATCAGTTCGGTGTATGTGGTCTCGTTCATGACCCACACTTTCTCGCCACGGCTGTACTTGCCCTTAGCCGCGCCAAAGTTCTTGACGATGGCCGCGATCATGTCCTTGTCCTTAACGGATGCCGCGATGGACTTGATGTTGCTGGTGTGCAGGTCTGCCCAAGGGCGAGCGGTTGCCGGGTAGCTTGCCGGAGCTTCTGTCTGAGCCAGACGGGTAACAATGCCGAGCGGCATGCGTGTGCCGGTTCCGTAAAGGATCGCCTTGTCGAGTGCGAGACCGATCGCCTGGCCAATCGCTGTGAGCAGTTCGGATGCGAGGTCGATGTCGCTGTCTTCGAGGTTAGCGTTGCAAACCGCGAAGTAACCGCCGACCTTCCAGCAATTGAGCTCGACGTCATAGAAGCTGAGCGCCAGCTCGTTGAGGTTTGCACAGCAGTCGGTCCACACTGCTTCCGGAATGTTGCCCATTACGACCGCGCGGCCTTCGCCTGCGATCTGGCGGACGAATACATGCTTGTACAGTTTGGAGTAGTCCTCGATGTTCTCGCGGATGAGGCCGAGGAAGATCTCCGGAACGAGCAGGCCAACGTTGGTCAGCGCTCTCTTTTCTTTGATACCCTGGCGAACCTGTCCGAGGAATGTCTTGACGTCTTCACGTGCGAACATTGCGTCGCGCTCCTGCGCGGACATGTTGAAGAATCTCTTATTCATGATTTTGATGTCCTCTCTCTTCTGTTCCGGCTTTGTTTCTTCCGGTGCCGGTGCCGGTTCAGCCTCGCGCTCCTGCGCGGCTTCTTCGTCTTTCAGCTCGTTCTCGAGGTCAGCGATCTCGCCCTCCAGCTTCGCTGTGGCGTCTTCGTTTTCCTGCTTCTCGTTCTCGAACTTTTCGACTTCTTCCTCCACGACCTTCTGCTCTTCGTCGGTCGCTTCGGATGCTTCCTTGATCGCTTCGGCGAGGTCTGCTTCTCTCTTCTCGAGGTCTGCCTTCTTCGCCAGGAGCTCCTTCAGCTCCTTGTTTTTCTTGTCGATCTTGGAGCGGAGCATCAGTGCTTTAAGCATCTTTCTTGTCTCCCT